GGGATCACTCATTTCACTACCGATAAAATTGCGGTTGGCCCTTAACGATGCTTCCGCCGTGCTTCCCGTACCCATAAATGGGTCATAAATCAACCCACCTTCTGGGCAACCCGATAAAATTGGTTTGCGAATTAACTCATCATTGTATGATGCGTAATGTTCACTTGCCGATGGCTTGGTTGGTATGTCCCAAAAATCCGATATTGTGCCTGGATTCTTTCCCCGTTCCGCGTTCTTATTTATATCATCAGTTTCATAAACAACATCCATCATTTTTACATTCATCGATTCAAATTCATCATCCCAACTATCCAAATAATCTTTAATAACTTCCCAATGTTCTACGGATGGGAATGCAAATCCTTTTTCATCCTTTCTGTACCAATGCTCAATTGTTGTTTTTGGTATGTCAACACTATCCACTAACACAGTCATTTTAATCCGATTGCGTAAAAACTTAACAAACTCTTTTTGCGTTGGTAAACTGGGCCTTTTTTCAATTACATTTTCACCACGATTTTGGTGCATCCCTTGTCGGTGTTCCTTTTCAATATCAATAGTTTGATATTTACTTTGTGGAATTAAATGAGTTTTGTCACCCTTGAAATTATTTGAATTGCCACCTTCTTGACCCGTGAATTTATATTTGTATCGTTCAATGCTGACATTTTTAATTGAATCCCGTATTGCATCCAAATCAAAATAATACTTTTCTGATTTGACCATAAAGAAAAAATACTCATGTTTTTTGGTAAATCTATCTGTGCATGATTCTGGCATCCCGTTACGCTTGGCCCAAATAATATCGTTTCGTATTATCCAACCTCTGTCAATGCAACCAATGGCAAAACGATGTGGAATTAATAGCAAACACTTGTTAAGTGGTTTTTTTATACCATTTTCAAATTTAGTTCCTTTAATATTAGGATTTTCTTCTATATGCTTTCCCGTGTTTCCACCTTTGCCACTATTCCCTCCACCATAAGTATCACCAAGATTAATCCAACAAGTACCAGTCGGCTTCAATACACGATATATCTCATCCATCATTTGCCAAAGGTGTTCCAAGTATTCTTGAAAAGTTGGTTCTAACCCCCATTGCCCATCATACCCATAATCACGCAATTGCCAATAAGGGGGTGATGTAATCACGGAATCCAAAAAATTATTTGGCATTTTCTTGAGCGTATGCAAACACGCTTCATTGTAAATCTCGTTTGTTTTCATAGTTATTTGTCTTTTCAAAGATACAAATAAACACGAGATAAACAAAATTACCTAATATCGTAATTGCCGTAATTGGACTTGATACCCAATGCCATCATTTCATGATAACGCCAACTATCAATGGCGTGATCCGTTCCAATCGGGTTGTTCATGCTTCGCCCCTGGGCATCGCTATCCCAACAATAATTCCTCAACTCTTTGATTAAATTGGTGGATGTGGATGTGATAAGGTACGATTGCGATTGCATTATCTGTATTCCGTAATTGATGGAATCCTTACCTTTGGTCACCCCCTTAATTCTTATCCCGTATCTTTTAATTTCATCGATTGATTTTGGTTCGGCACTATCCGCATAAACTGGCACATGATTGGGTAATGCCTTTGCAATGTCCGAATTAAGCATTCCCGTGCGATATGCCACCTCATCGATGATTCTTTGACCATTGTATTCATAAACGGCCACAATCGCCGTGGGGTCGTTTGTATACCCAAAATCCACACCAATGCCAAGCAACCTTGCATCCTCGGGAATGGTGTCAATGGTTTGCCAATTTGAAAATATAACCCCTTGCAAGTTTCCAATCTCACCAAGTCCATATACCCGCCACCAATTAGCCCAATAATTGGATGTGGTTGCCCTATCCCGTGCTTTCTCAATTTCCGCCACTATGGATTTATCCAACGCTTCGTTGTCCTTGTAGGTAAGTACAATCATTTCCGCATCGGGGTCGTTCACCAATTCACTATCCACCCAAAATTCCGCCACTGGGTTGTAATCCAAATAAATGAATTTACGGGTACGAATCGCCATTTGGTAGTATGATTCCCAATCTATGTTGTTGCACTCGTTTACGAATAGAACATCACGCCTTGCACCCCTTAATTTTTGGGGTTGGTCTGCGGAAAAGAATTCGATGTAACTGTCGTTGCTGAATGTGTAGGTCAATGATGACTTGTTCCATTTTAACGGATCAAACATCCCCACCATGTCCATAATTTTAAGAAAGTCACGGATTGCACCCCGTCGAAGGTGCGGGATGGTTTCCGATACCACACTAATTTCACACTTCGGGTTCTGCACGGCGTAAGTGATAAGCATCGGAATGATACTAAATGTTTTTGATGAGGATGTGCCACCACGAACTATCCGCACCCGCTTTCGTAGGTTGGCAATTTTACTCTGGGCGGTCGTGGTTTGCAACATTACTTCACATCCAAATCAATGCCGTTGAAGATTGGTTTCTCGGTTGTAACATCAATTTGTTGGGTGGGCATACCGAATCCCGAATCCATCAATTGTTTGTACGCACCCACATCACCTTTCCTTGCCTTGTGTATCATTGCAAGTGTTATCAAATCTTCTTGGCTTAGTTTTTCTAATTCACCCGTGATGGGGTTCTTGGTGTCTTGCATTACCTCCAACCACTTCCGTGCGATGGTGCTTCGGTTCTTTGTTCCCTTGGGTTTCCCGTTGGGATTCCTTACCTCACCTGGTTGGGCGGGTTTCAAATAATCTTTATTTGCCATAATTACTTATCATTTGCTTATCAATCGTTTGGTAAAATCGGAATAGGCATCCACCAAATTGGTTGATGTATTGGTGAATCATCGTGGGCCAAATACCATTGGTCCTCCATAATGTATGCCACTTGTGTTGTGTCAATTAATACCCATTCATTATCAATGGGGGTGGTTCGGTTGGTTTCTCTCCATGCTTTCATAATTTTGTTTATCTTTGTTGTAAATATAAGCGAGGTTAGTGTAGTGGTAACACATCAAGCATCCAGTTTGAAATCGGCGTTCGATTCGACCACCTTGCTCAAAGTTCGTTCTTTTAATGTGATTTTTTCACCCTTGTACATACCCGCACCCATCTCGTCTATTTTGCTAAATGGTAAAATGGGTACTGTGATTTGACATGTTTTGTCAATTAAGTAAACATATTTTAATTGTTTGCCCTCAAAAGGTTTCCACTTTCTAAATTCTGTACTGATTTTAAGATGGTGGGCTTGTATTATATGCACCGCTTCGCCCGTTTTTGGATTAATCCTTAATGCAGTATTTTCCACAATACCTACCAAAAAAAAACCACTTGCACGATAAATTGTACCATCCCCACATTGTGTGCCATCTGCAAAACTAATGACCCATTTAATGTGTGGTGCATTTTTTTTGATAAGTTTAATGCTAATTGCTATGCAACGCGATTCCGAATACTTTGGTAAATACTCATCAAATGCCATGCGGTTTAATTCAATAAATTCATTCCACCCCGTATTGGCTACCAAGTTAATTGTGCCTTTTTTATTGATACTTGGCCCATAACTCATTACCCCGTGCATGTTACCATCCAAAAAACACCCAAAGTGCAATGTGCTATTTGGAACAACCTTGCCACTATAATGGTTTTTCTTTACAAACGCATTGGCAATTGATGAAGGTATAACCTTTACAATTATTTCTTTTGCTCTGCCCATTGCATAATTATTAAATAAAGTGCATTGCCATTTGAATTTTCATTGCCCAAAGTTTCCATGTATTTGTATTCCTCCGTTAACTTAATATCCGCAATGGCGTTTTTGATTTGTGTGGCTTGTTCATCTGCAAGTGTAAATGTAATTTGTTGAAAAGGGCTTTTGTCACCATCTGCCAAACTGAAATCCTCGCCAAATTGTTCTGGATCCAACATTTTCGGAACATCCAATGCCCAATCAACTAATTCCTTATATTCCCAATCGTTTGCCAACGCATCCCAATCCCACTCACCAAATCCAACATTGTCCTTTATTAAAAATTCCCGTTGTTGTTGCTCGGTTAGGTTTTCCGCCTTGATGATTGGCACTTCTTTTAATCCTATCTCCTGGATGGCTTTCAATCTCATGTTACCACCCAATATCATCATTTCGTTGTTGACCACAATTGGACGGATCTCCAACATTTCGGGAAAGTCCTTGATTGATTGCACCAACTTCTTAAATTTATCATCCTTAATTATGCGGGGGTTTTCCGTGTTTGGGACGATGTCTTTTGTTTTAACCCATTCGATATTCATTTGTTTAGTTTTATTTGGTGTGTGATAATTAAAAAGTCCATGTGTTGTTTCTTATCCCCGTAAAATTCGTGGCAAGGTCTACACAATGCCATGATGTTTTCAATGTTATCGCGATACTTTGATCCACCCATACCACGGGCTTTGATGTGGTGTAAATCCTGGGCAATTTTTCCACATACCTCGCACATCGGTTTGTCGGATTCATCATACCCAAAGTGTGTGAAATAGGTTTTCTGATACGGCTTCATCTTTGATGGCTTTCAAATATAGTTCATTACAAACGCGTGGGTTCATTTCCATGGCCTTGCCTACCTTTTCCCATGTCATGCCCATATCCTCGCGTAGAATCATGATTGCGTACTTCTTAGCAAGGACTTCACGGCGTTTAACCACGGCCCCCATTTTGCTCGGTCTTGAAATTTCTGTCTGCATTTTATACACATATAAATTTGATTGGGTTCGATGTTCGGCCCCAACTCATTGATAAGTTCTTTTGTGGATTCCTCATAATGGTCACAACAATCACAAAGGTTTCTCGTAAGTTTCATACACCTGGGTTAATTCGTTAATCA